CCTAATGTTTTATCAGCATACCCAACTTACAATTATGTAATATCAATCGGTGTGCTAACAGACAACGATTTAAATTTTCCTGATTCAACTTATATGGCAGGAAAAAGTTTTCCTTTAATTTGTAAATCAGCAAACGCAGATCCTTTTAATCGAGTACAAACACCGTACGGTAAGTTTGATTTCTTTGTTGATGATTTACAAATTGATTCAGTAATTGGCCACGAAAAAGGTAACAACACAAACGCTACCGGCTTATCGTTTAAAATAACTGAGCCGTTAAGTATGGGCATGTTTATGATTGCTTTACAAACAGCCGCATACCAAGCAGGCCATAAGAACTATCGTGATGCTCCTTTTATTTTAAAAATAGAATTTAGAGGAAACAGTAGTAAAGGTACATTGGATTTAATTCCTAACTGTACTAGATATATGCCTTTTAAATTTACAATGTTAGACATGAAAGTAAATCAGAATGGTGCAGTTTATAACTGCACTGGCATGCCTTACAATCAACCAGCACTAGCCGCAAGAACTGCAAATTTAAAAAGTGATGTGTCTATTAAAGGTAAGTCTGTACAAGAAATGTTGCAAACTGGTGAAAAAAGTTTGCAAGCAGTTATTAATCAAAAGTTAAGAGATGTTGCAAAAGCAAACGGCATTAAAGAGCCAGACGAAATTGTAATTATATTTCCTAATGAAACTGCTTCAAGTGCTTCGCAACCTGCAGAAGGCAGCAAAGAAAATAAATCAGGTGCAACAACTAAACCGTCGTCAGGCGGATCAGGCAAGTCGGGCGGATCAATATTTGAAAAGTTAGGCATTAGCAAAAGTAAGATTAACAGCACCTTAGTACAACCAGACGGGCAATGTAATGCTTTAGGCAAAGCAGAAATGAAATTTGACTTAGGTACAAAAGGCGATGCACCAGTTGGCAAAGATAACAAAGTATATGATGCTGATAAAAAAGTTAATGTCAGAGCAAATAATACTATCGATCCTAAAGAAAGTGATTTCCGTTTTAGACAAGATACTGATATCCCAAACGCAATTAACCAAGTATTGTTAAACAGTAAGTTTGTTAACGATACACTTGATAAATCAAAAGTAGACAAAGACGGTATGCGAGAATGGTGGCGCATTGATGTGCAAGTGTATAATGTATCTAGCGACGGAAACTTAGATACTACTGGTACTAAGCCTAAGTTAAGTGTATATAGAGTAGTTCCGTACGCCGCACATTCAGGTAAAATTGCCGCTGTTAATACAAAACCTCCGGGATATGACAATCTTAAACGCCAAGCAGTTAAAGAATACAACTACATTTACACAGGTAAGAATAGCGAAATTTTAAATTTTAATATTGAATTTAATGCTAGCTTCATGGCAACATTTGCGGCAGATAACTTTAAGTCTACACAAGATGCAAAGACATCTGCACAAACTGGTGCGTCAAATGAAAAAGATGTAGAATTAAAACCAGTTGAAAACGGTGCCAAGCCGGTAGCCAAGGCAGGAGTTACTAGTGCTATGGCCAAACACGATGCCACTGGTAGTAAAACAGACAAGTTAGGTGGTGGTGGTAATTCTGAAGATGCAGGAACTAGAGCCGCTCGCTTGTTCCACGATGCAATTACAAACGGTAAAGACATGATGGAACTTAATATGGACATTATGGGAGATCCTTATTTTATTGCACAAAGCGGCCAAGGTAATTATACATCAAAACCAACTGATAAAAGTAACTTAAATGCAGACGGAACTGTTAATTGGCAAAACGGCGAAGTTGACATTGTTGTAAATTTTAGAACGCCTATTGATTTAAATCAGCAAACTGGTTTGTATCAATTTGCCGGAGGTAAGTCTGCCCCTGTTGTACAATTTAGTGGATTGTATAAAATTAATAATGTGACTAGTAAGTTTTCACAAGGAAAGTTCCAGCAAACATTAATTGGGTTTAGAAGACCTCAACAAGAAAATCCAAATGCGCCAGATGTAAACAAGACCTTCTCTACATCAAATACAACGCCTAAGAAAGAAGGTAGTAGCGAGTAAACTATGAGTGAAAATTCAGATATCTATGCATCAACAAGTCAACCAGACCCAAAGCCTGGTCCGTTTCTTGCTAGAGTTGTTAGTAACCTAGATCCAACCTGCATGGGTATCTTAGAAGTTGAAATTCTAAGACCAGTCGGCGGATCGCAGTCAGAGGGGCAGTTACATCAAGTTAAAATGATGAGTCCTTTCTGGGGACAAACAGGTGTTGATCATGTAGGCGCAGATCCGGACGATTATAATAACACTCAAAAATCTTACGGTATGTGGTTTGTTCCTCCTGATGTTGGAACAACAGTTGTTGTAATTTTTATTGATGGTGATCCTAAGCGTGGCTACTGGTTTGGTTGCGTACCTGACGAATCTATGAATTTCATGGTGCCGGGCATTGCCGCAACACAACATACTGTTGACGGAACTGGAAGAGTTCCTGTAGCAGAGTATAATAAGGTTGTTAACCAAACAGCTACAGATCCTAATCAAATTAAAAAACCTAAACACCCATTAGCTGATGTGTTAGAAGCACAGGGTTTATTAAAAGATGACACTAGGGGAATTACTACTTCAAGTGCAAGACGAGAAGCACCTAGTTCTGTGTTTGGTATTTCAACACCTGGCCCGCTTGACAAGCGTTCAGGAGCAAAACAAGGCGCTATTGGTAAGAAAGAACATAAGATTCCTAATGCACCTGTTAGTAGACTTGGCGGCACTAGTTTTGTTATGGACGACGGTGATGATAAGTTTTTGCGTAAAACAAAAGCCCACGCAGGCCCTCCTGATTATGTAGCAGTTGAACAAGATGGGCCTGCTGGCGGACAACCAGATATTCCTCACAACGAATTATTCCGTATTAGAACTCGTACCGGCCATCAAATTCTTTTACACAACAGCGAAGATTTAATTTATATTGGTAATGCTCGTGGTACTACTTGGATTGAATTAACTAGCATGGGCAAAATTGATATCTATGCTAAAGATAGTGTAAGCATCCATACAGAAAATGATTTAAACTTTACTGCTGACAGAGATATTAACTTTACTGCAAAAGGCGATATTAATCTTAATGCTGGCGGCAAGTTACTTGCAACAGCTACTGGTAATTTTGAAATTAAAGCCGGCGCAGACGGTAAACTATCAGCAGTCAACATGAATGTTAAAGCTAGTGCTAAGAACAATTTTACATCTGGTGGAGATACAAACATTAAAGCAGGCGCAAGAATTATACAAAACGCTTCAGGATACTTTGCACTACCTGGCGGCGGCGGAGTTGCCGCAGTGTCTGGAGTTGCATCAGCAGCCGCAACAGCACCTAAAGCATCTAGGGCGCCAATGGTTGAACCGTGGGCAGGGCATGAAAACTTAAATCCGTTGTTTACCATGCCTGACTCTACTAAAGCATCAGCCGCAGGCCCTGCACAATCAGCGCCTGCTTTCTATCAAAAATACACAACTGTTACTGATACATTCAGTAAAGTTAAAGGAGCAGATGGCAAATGACATCAAACTTATACAATAAAGTAAAACTTACAGCATCAAACAGAACAGCAGATGCTGTTACACCTAAGATGTACAAAGGATTTAGTACAGTAAACACTACGACTGAAAACTTTAGCTTATTTGACATAGAACTAGTTAAACAAGACTTATTAAATCACTTTCATGTCCGCCAAGGCGAGCGTTTAATGAACCCAGACTTTGGTACAATTATTTGGGACTTGCTGTTTGAACCGTTAACAGAAGATTTAAAAGACTTGATTACAACTAATGTGAATCAAATTATTAATTACGATCCTAGAATTCGTGCTGATCAAGTTATTGTTACAAGTTATGAAAGCGGAATACAGATAGAGTGTATATTAACATATTTGCCTTACAATATCAGTCAAACAATGCAACTACGCTTTGATCAAGAGAACGGTTTGTTATCAACTTAATTAAGTACACACATAATTTTATTCAATAAATACAAGATATAGGACAAATCATGAGT